TAACCATATTTATAACAAAAAATAATGGCTGCTGGAAGATATTCTTTTGTAATCGAACAAGGCGCTACTGTAAATTTTCAAGTAGCTTATACGGACTCTAATGGTAATCCTGTAAATTTAACCGGCTATCAAGCACGGATGCAAATTAGACCTACCGTTGGATCAAGCGAGGTCTATATTACTTTATCGTCTAGTCTGGACCCGTGTGGAACGGGCTTAAACCTAAGTGGATCCGGAGGAATCAACCCCCCCACTTCGGGTACAATTGGAGTATTTATTTCCGCAGTATCATCGTCTCAATTAAGTTTTACTCAAGGTGTATACGATCTAGAAATAGCCTCAGGTAGTGGTAATTGCTATGTAGTAACACGATTGCTAGAGGGACAAGTACAATTATCACCAAATGTAACCTTAGGTAGTTTCTAAATGGCTAGTTCAATTAACATAAATCAAAACAATAATGATATAACCCTACAAGACAATAATAGGAGTATATCAATAACTGACAATAATACAGGAACTACTATTAATGTAACTCAACCTGTTACTAATGTAGTAACGGTTGCTACACTAGGTCCGCAAGGTCCGCAAGGACAACAGGGACCTATAGGTCCAATCCCAACATCTGGTTCATTTACAGGTTCATTTAGTGGTTCATTTACAGGAAGTTTACAAGGTACTGCTTCATATGCTTTAACAGCATCTTATCTTGAAGGGTATATTTCTCCATTTCCATTTACCGGTTCCGCACGAATCACAGGATCATTAGGAGTAACAGGTAGTATATCAACTACTACACAATTTTATCATCCTAATTCATTAGATTCTAGTAATCGTATTTTAATTGATGGATCTTCTAATTTATCTATAAATTGGAATAATAGAACATTAGGAGGCATAGACGGTAGTGAAACCTTAAATTGGAACGATTTTGAGAATATCACAGGTATTACAACCATCCCAATCTCAGAACAACTTGATCAAAAACGTATTGATGATCAACTTGCAGCACAAACACTAATTGCTAATGGTAAAATAGTAGCAGACCAAACAATTGAACAAGACGCTCGTATTAACGGTACCATAGTATACTATAATGAAAATAGTGTAGAATGGTTACGCCTTGAAAATTCTGTTATAATAAATAGCGAAAACCCTATAGATAATATTTTAGGTATTGTTATTGACCAAGGAAGAGGAAATATTTTACTCCAAGGAAATATTACCTTTCAAGTTACTACCGGAGGAGCACAAACACTAGGATTCCCACCAATTGTAGGCTCTATTAGAAATGGTTATCCATTATATTTAGCTTACGGCGGTCCTGGCGGATACACGGACCCAGTTGCTTTTTCTACAGAAATACCCGATGGTACAGCAGTTCGCTCAATGGGTCATATTCTACAATCAGTTACTGAGGGTGGTTTAATAAATGGAATAATATCTTTTAATCCATCAAATGACTACTTTAGAAAGATATCCGGAATCAGTAGAATTGATCAAATTAATGGGCAAGGCATATATGCACAATATGCTGTAACAGCAGGTAATGCAACTTCTGCTTCATTTGCTTCAACATCATCTTTCTTAAATACACTCAACCAAGACTTAACATTTAATGGAAATTTAACATTAAATGGTACTGCCTCAATATCTAATTTAGTAGTCAACCAAACCCAATACTCCTCTGGCTCAAACCAGTTAGGTGATGCTGCAAATGATACACAAACATTATATGGTACTGTAGTAATACCAACAGGTAGTTTAACAGTAACAGGAAGTGTAAGATCTACAGGTGGATTTACAGGTTCTTTACTTGGTACTTCCTCGTATGCTACTCAAGCATTAAGCTCTTCATTTGCTACAACAGCATCATATTCAAACACTTTAGGATCAACAATAGCCCAACCCTCAGCTGGTGTTCTTCAGTTAAGAAATAGTGCAAACCAAACAATATCTAGCCTTAGTTTACTCTCAGCAGCAACTGCTATATCTGCTTCATTTGCTCTATCCGCCTCATGGGTACCAAGTAGCATTATATTTCCATTTAGTGGGTCAGCTCAAATTACAGGATCATTAGATGTTTCTGGCTCAGGTCGTTTTACAAATAATTTAACAATAACCGGATCACTTAATGTAAGTGGTAGCACTAATACAGATAGCATTTATTTTAATGCGTCTACTTCATCACTTAGATTATCAAACGATGTACGTAACTGGTCTTTAACTAATAAAAACTTTTCCGTAGCAACTCAAGAAAGTACTCCACAAGGTATATATTTTAAGAATGATGGAACCCGGTTTTATATAATTGGTACTACTGCAGATTCTATATTTCAATATGACTTATCAACGGCATGGGATCTTACCACAGCTGTTTATAATTCTGTTTCATTAAGCGTAAGTGCAAGAGATTCAGGCCCTATAGATACTTTTATATCACCCGATGGTTTAATCTTATATGTAGCAGGTGGTACTAACGATGCAATTTATAGATATAATCTACCTACGCCATGGGATTTAACGGGAGCAACATTTCTTAATTCGGGAAGTGTTGTAGCTCAAGATGCCGGTTTAAATGGTTTATATTTTAAACCCGATGGTACTAAAATGTATACCGTAGGTACAACCAATGATGCCGTTTATGAATATAATTTAGGAACTGCGTGGGATTTAACAACAGTTTCTTTCCTACAAAGTTTTTCTCTTAGTTCTTTTGAAACCAATTCCTCAGCCATATCATTTAATGATGCTGGTACTAGAATGTATGTTTTAGGAACTACTGGAGACAATATAATAGAATTTAGATTATCAACCCCATGGGATATATCAACATCTGTTTATTTTTCAACAAGTTTTACATTTACCACTGAAACTGCTCCTGGTGGGTTGTATTATAATGAAACAAATCAAGTAGCATACGTGGTAGGTACAACCCTTGATACAGTTTATGGATTATCAACAACTCCCCAATTAACATATTTTGGTAATTCATTTGCAATAGATACCCAAATGTATGTTAGCGGACGATTTGAAACCTATGGAGAAGCATATATTAATGGGGCTTTAACTACCCCAAGTACCGCCACAATCGGTAGTACATTAACCGCACCCGCTACATCTATTAGTACTGCCACTACTAGTATAGGCAACGCAACAACATCATATACTATCAACATAGGGGGAGCAGCAACCTCAACAGGTATAACCGCAGCTCTTGCATCATCCTCAATTGGTATAGGAAATGCAGGCGCAGCAGGTTCTCAAAAAATATTAACTATAGGAAACGGCACAACAGGTAGTTTAAATAATATCACTATAGGTTCGGGTAGATTACTTACCCCAACCACATATTTAACTTCATCTGCTGCTGAGATTTATTCATATGGTTCTTTATACAACTATAGAACACTACAGGTAGGTAATAATATTGTAGGTGATGTTGAATTACCTAATGGAAATATTGTATTTTTTGATTCATTTACTGAAGTATCCACTACAGAATTAACTTTACATACCCCAAATACTGGATCTAATTGGCAACGAATATATTCAGGATCTACGGCAGCAACAATAAGTGTACGAGGAGGATTGGGACAATCCGGCCCTACTTCTACTATAGCAAACTCAGGTTCATTATATGTAGCTAGTGCTTCAATGTCAACGCCTAATTATGAAGTTAAATTTACAATGGGTGTTCAAACATCTGCCGATGATAATATCTGGCTAGCAGCCCGAATTCTAGATTTTAATAATTTTTATGCTGTCAAATGGTCAACAACCGCTGCTAACTGTATTTTATATAAAAAAGTAGCAGGTGTATGGACTGCTTTAGGCACTGCTGGGTATTCATATGCTGGTACAAATATTGATTTATCATTACGTGTAGTTGGTAATAATATATTTGTAATAAATGCTGGTAGATTAATTTTATCAACAACAGATTCTTCTATTACTGGATCAGGTTTTGCTGGTTATGGCGCCGGTAACTTAGGTGCAGTGTCAACTGACGATTTATCGAATGTATGGGAAATTAAAAACTTTACAGTTACTGAGTATAACATTACGAATTCTAAATCTTATATCGAAAAAGGTAATTTTGGTATTGGTACAACTAACCCATCAGCTTCATTACACGTATCCGGTTCTACTAGAATAGATAATGTATTAACATTAACCCCACAAAATCCATTACCTACAGGAATTCCAACGGGTTCATTTGCTGTATCTTCAAGTACCCCTCCAAAACCATATTTTTGGGATGGAAGTACCTGGAATGCTCTATATTAATTAGGATATTCTTATTCATATTTATAATAAAATAGTTAGGTAATGAATATTTCAATTTGGCCCGGTTCAAGTAGTTTCTTCCCAGGCGATACACCATTCGGATTTTACGATAACGATTATCAATTCCAACAAGACGCTGACAAATTTGCAAAATTTGCTGCTCAACGTCTAGGATATCCATTGGTTGAAGTTGAATTACAGGACATTAACTTTTATACTGCCCTTGAAGATGCCGTAACTACTTATGGAAACGAATTGTATGCCTACCAAGTAGCAGACAATTTATTGACGTTTCAAGGAAACCCAATGACTATTGCCCCTGCAAACAACAAACTAGTGCAAGAAACATTAGCAAATGTTGTAGTTCTATCAAACCAATATGGAACAGAAGCAGGCGTTGGGGGTAAAGTAACTTACCACAGTGGTTCTATTCGATTAGAAGCAGGCAAACAAGAATACGACATGAATGAATGGGCAATTTCCCAAAGCATTTCAGGTGGTATTGAAATTAAACGTATCTATTATGAAGCACCCCCTGCAATTATGCGATACTTTGATCCATATGCCGGTACTGGTACTGGTATGATGCAAATGTTAGATAGCTTTGGATGGGGTTCATATTCTCCTGCAATCAACTTTATGTTGATGCCTATCAACTATGACTTGCAGAAAATTCAAGCAATTGAGCTTAATGATCAAATTCGTAAATCGCAATATACATTTGAATTGGTAAACAACCAACTTAAAATATTCCCTATTCCGGTTATACACTATCACGAATTGTGGTTCCAATATGTAAAATTAGACGATACACGTCAACCATATGCTAATGTTAGTGGGAGTGTAATTGCTACCCCTGGAGATGTACCATATGAAAACCCAACATACTCTAACATCAATTCAATTGGACGTTCTTGGATATTTGAATATGCCTTGGCCCTTGCAAAAGAAATGCTAGGTTATGTTCGTGGAAAATATTCAACAATCCCTATCCCAGGATCTGAAATCACATTAAACCAAAGTGATTTAATTACTGCAGCAGCAAATGAAAGAACAGCATTGATTGAACGCTTACGAGTATACCTGGATTCTACTTCACGTAAAGCTTTACTTGAAAAGAAAGCCGCTGAAGCAGAAAATCAGAAAAATATATTGAACGACGTACCAATGACAATTTTTGTAGGATAATATGGCATTATTTGGAACACAACGAGACGTATCCTTATTTAGACACCTTAGCCGTGAGCTGATGTGGGATATTATTACCCAACAATGTGTGTATTATCAATTAATAGATAGCCAAACTAAAGTAAACATTTATGGTGAGGCTGCAGGTGCTAGATATTACAATGAACCTATCCTACTTAATACTTTAGTTGTAAGAGGCGACAACCAATCCCCAGTTAGTGATTTTGGTGTAGATTACGATCGTCCAATGGAATTTAGATTTTTACGTGACGATTTACGTGGTAAAAATCCTGTTATCTCTGGTGGTGGTCCTGATATAGGAAACTATAATGGAACCCCTTATGGAGCAGATATTGTTCCTGATGTAGGAGATATAATTATGTGGGAAAATTCATATTGGGAAATAGACAACACCAATGAAAATCAATTATTTGTTGGAAAAGACCCAGCCTACCCATATGATCAAAACCCATTAAATCCAGGACTAGAAGGTTACGGATCAGATTATTCTGTTATCTGTTTCTGTCATTATGTTCCTGCAGACAAAGTCCAAATTACACGAGAAAGACTATAAGATATGCCTTCAGCTAGAAAACCAAATCCAAAAAGCCAACTACAGATCTCAAATGATCAGGTGGATCCTTATGTTTTCCCTGAAACCGGTGAATCTTACGATAATCCAAACATACCTTCGGAATTTAATCAATTTACTCCAACAAAACAAAGTGGTGTTGATTTTAACCGTTCCGAACAGATGTCCTTTAAAGGAGATACTGTTAAACCATTTACTGTAGGTCTACAAGATATAGACGAATCTATAATGTTCTATTTTCAGAATGTTATACGTCCATTTGTTTACCAAAATGGTGTACGAATTGAAGTGCCTGTAATTTATGGCTCACCTGAAAAATGGAAATCTGTATCAAAAGATGGATACTACAAAGACAAAAACGGTGCTATAATGGCCCCACTAATCATGTTTAAAAGAGATACAATCGATAAAAACCGATCTCTTACAAACAAATTAGATGCAAACAACCCTCACCTATACACTTCTTGGGCAAAAGGATATAATGCAAAAAATGGCTACTCAAACTTTGACGTATTAACAAACCGTAAACCAGTTGAGCAATTCGTTGTCAATGTAGTACCTGACTACGTTAATTTAACGTATACATGTGCCATTCAAACATACTATGTTGAGCAGATGAATAAAGTAATTGAAGCCATTAACTATGCTTCCGATTCATATTGGGGGGATCCAGAACGCTTTAAATTTAAAGCATCTATTGATTCATTTTCTACAGCAATCGAAATATCTGATTCAACAAATCGCATTATTAAAGGTACATTTACATTAAAAATGTTTGGCTACATTGTACCAGATACAGTACAAAAAGAAGTAACAGCAATTAAAAAATACAATAGTAAAGCACAAGTTATCATTACTACAGAAACAGTTAATAATCTAAATAATCTATAACAATGGCAGCAAAAGCAAAAACACAATCCTCAGTTTCATTTATTGGCAAACCTAAAAAGAAAAGACCAGGCGTTCACGCAAAGTCAAAAATTAGTAAAAACAAAAATAGTAAAAACTACGTTAAGTCGTACGTTTCACAAGGAAAATAATATTTAGAATAAAACAAATAAAATGGCAGTACAAGTAACAGGATTGTTTCAATCAACCGCAACTGGATTAATTTATCAATCCCCACTTTTAACATTAGTTCCACATTTAGCATATGCTGGAATGATCAAAATGGATGTTTACATTGCAGATAACGGTGCGATTGGATATGAAAATATTGACAAGTCAACCTTAACATACGATCCAACAATTACAGATCCATATTCACAATTGATTGATGCTTTAGATACATTTGTAATCGATAATTTACAAAATGCAAATGAAATTAATTCTCAAGCAACCTTTGAAAAATACACCCCATCATCACCTGAATCAACTCCAACCCCAGAAGAACCAGTTGTTGAAGAAGAAGGTGGAGAGTAAAACCCTATTTAGTACATTAAACCCTAAAATATAAATTATGTCAATCGTTTCAGAAAAAAAGTTCTTAATAGAAGAAGAAAAAAACATATTAAAAGAAATTCAAACAAGCACTCAAGCACTTATTGCTGAGTTAGGTGAAATTGAATTAATTAAAATTCAATTAGAATCACGTTATAATAACGCAAAAACGTTCTTAGCCGAACTTGGTGAAAAAGAAAAAGAATTTACCCAATCGGTATTTAACACATATGGTAGAGTTAGCATTAGCCCTGAAAATGGTGAAATCACCCCAGTAGAGTAATCTAGGTTAAAATACACCATATTTATAACATATGGCACAAACCCTATCAACTTCAGGAATAGTTACTGGACAAGATGTTCAACCATGGCATGTTACCCAATCAATAGATGCTTTTACTGGAGTAAGTGCTTTTGATATTACAATATCTGGTTCATTTACATTAACTGGAAGTTTAAAAGTTAGTGGAAGTATTTTAGGTATAACATCTGAATCTGCTTCAATTGCTATAACATCCTCTTTTACTAATCAATCCAGTGTTGCCAATTCATCTTCTTTTGCAGGGTATAACTCTGGAAATTTATTAACTTTGCAATTATACGCTCCCCAAATTGCTACTTTAGCAGCAAGTACTACATATTATGTGGGAGTAGGAACCAGTCTTATAACTGCTAATAATAGAACTGGAATAGTTGTTCCTATAAATGCTACTATAGTTAAAGCAGTTATAATTTCCTCTATAAAAGGATCTACTACAGCCATGACATCTGTTCCATCTATTATGAAAAATGGTACTTCTATTGCTTCTCTTGAAAATTTAAGATATGATGCTGCTAGCAATTTTATATTATCTAATATCAACCAGTCAATAACTGCAGGAGACACACTAAGCATCCGCCTTGTAACTAGTTCAGGGGCAACCCCAACTAATGTTACCCATAAAATAATTTTAACCTTAAAACCTCTTTAATGGCATTTACCCTATCAAATAGTGGAATATCCTCAGGTAGTATGGTTGAAACAACTCATATTACTCAAATAGTTGATGCTTTTACAGGTACACAAGCATATGATATTACTTTATCTGGTTCTTTAACAGTAACAGGTAGTGTAATTTTAAATACTGCTATTAATAAAAACTTTTTTGGCACTGCATCTTTTGTAACAACATCTTCATATGCCCCATCCGCTAGTAATGCATCATATGCTTATACAACTTCATTTGCAAATAATGATACTACATTTTTAGAATTTTATCACCCTATAGGAACATTTAATTCTTCATCCACTTTTTATTTTTCAGATGGAGAACCTGTCTCTAGCTTAGAAAGTATAGGAACAGTTTTACCATTTAATGGATTAATAGTTAGTGCTAGTGCTACTTCAATTGTTAATGGCTCTACTGGAACATATCAATCAGCTATTTCTATCCTTTCAGGGAGTACTCAAGTTAAAATTGGAGATTTAACCTATTCAGCAAAAAATCAAACCGTAAGAAATGAAATTAATATCCCATTCATTTCAGGTAGTTTAATATTATGCAGATTTGTTACTGAAAATGGCACTACTCCAACAGATGTTATACATAACGTGATTTTATATATTAAATATAATGGCTAATATATTATCTAAAACAGGTATCCAAGCTAATACTGTCATTAAACCATGGCATGTTACCCAATCAATAGATGCTTTTACAGGTACACAAGCATATGATATTACTTTATCTGGTTCTTTAAATATAATTGGTTCTTTAAATTTAAATTCTCCTGTAACAGGAAACTTAATTACAAGTGCTTCTTATGCTATTACATCCTCATTTGCTTTAACTGCTGTTTCTGCAAGTAATGTAAATTATGCTTTAACATCATCTGATGTTACATTTTTACAATTACATCATGGGTTATTTCAAAACCCTACTCAAAATACAACATACTACTTTGCCATAGAACCACTATCTGGATCAGGAATTACATTAACAACAGATTCAGGTAAAGTAGGAACATATTCTCCTAAAACCGGAATTACTTTTAATAGATGTTCTATTACTACAACAGTGCAAGGAACCCTAGGAACCTCAGAAGCATCAGCTTATACTTTAGTTATAGGAGGATCAAGTGTATCTTTACCTAGTTTATCCCATAATCAACCTATTTCCTCCAGCACTAACACCATTTCAAATATTTCTTCAAGTGCTTTTGATTCAAGAATTTATGTTACTTGGAGAACCCCAACAACATGGGTAACAGCACCAACAAGTGTTTCTCATAATATAGTTTTATATGGGACTCGAGGAACAGCAAATATATAGTAAATAGTTAATCTAGGCCAAAATACACCATATTTATAATAAAATAATTTACAATGGCAGAAACAATTGTATCACCTGGTGTATTAGCAATAGAGAACGACCAATCATTTATCACTCAAGGACCTGTTACAGCAGGTGCCGCTATTATTGGACCAACCGTTAAAGGTAAAGTAGGTATTCCAACCCTATGTACTACTTATAGTGACTATTTAAATAAATTTGGCTCTACTTTTATTAGCGGAAGTAATACATATACTTATTTTACCTCTATTTCAGCTTACAACTATTTTAATAATGGTGGTACTAGCTTATTAGTTACTCGTGTCGTAAGTGGTTCATTTACCCCAGCAACCTCCTCAACTATACCAACATCAAAAGCAGCTACTTCAGCATCAGCAAATGTTAATTTAACATTTATTTCTGCTAGTTTAACAGCCGTTGGTTCAGGATCATTTAATATAAATGGTATTACACTTTATTATACAGGATCTGGAGCTGGAACTGTTGTAAATAATTCTAGTATTATTTATATTAATACTTCGTCATTTGCAGCTTCAACAGTTGCAAATTATGTTGTTACTTCTTCTCAACATTTAAGCTTTAGTAGTTCTTTAGCTCTATATAGTTCATCTCTTCAATACATTAGTTCAAGTGTTAACTCTCCTAACTTAGTATTAACATTTACAGGATCTAATGGTCTTATAGGAAATTCATCCTATTATATTTCTGGAAGTACAACTGCATATTTTTCAGGAGGAACTAATACTGAAGCATTTGTTTTAGAAACATTGTCTTCTGGAGACATTATGAATAGTACTGGCCCGACAGGTTCTTATGGTACTTTATTAAGTGGATCTGCAGATAACTTTAGATGGCAAATTACCAACACTAATATTAACAATGGTACCTTTACTTTAGTAATCCGTCAAGGAAATGACTCAGTAATATCTCCATCTATTTTAGAAACTTGGACAAATTTATCACTTGATCCATTTGCTTCAAACTATATTGAAAAAGTAATTGGTAATCAAACAGAAACAGTTCAATATGATCCAACAACTGGTGAATACTATATTGAATTAGTAGGTAATTATCCAAATAGGTCACGTTACGTACGTGTTAAACAAGTAAAAGTTACTACTCCAAATTACTTAGATAATTTAGGTACTCCTAAACCAGAATATACAGGTTCTATTTGCTATTTTTCAAGTGGATCATTTGGAGCAGCTTTAGGAAAAAATGTTCCTACTGGAATAGCTGGTGGATATTATGAAAATATTTCTAATAACAACATCCAAGGACTTCCAGCAAGTGCTTATACCCAATCTATTTCTTTATTATCTAATCAGGATGCATATAATTATAATTTACTAACTGCTCCTGGTTTAATAGCTGATGCTGCAAATTATCCTTCTCATATTTCTGTAATTAGTAATATAATCTCTACGGTTCAAAATAGAGGAGATGCTATGACAGTATTTGATTTAGTAGGATATGGTGCAAATGTTCTTGAAGTAACATCAAATGCCGCCGGATATGATACCTCATATGCTGCAACATATTGGCCTTGGGTTAAAACAGTTGACCCAAATACAGGAACACAAGTATGGGTACCTGCATCTACTATGATCCCGGGAATATATGCTTTCAATGATAGTGTTGCTGAACCTTGGTTTGCTCCTGCTGGTATTAACCGTGGAGTATTAACTAACGTTATTCAAGCAGAACGTTCATTGACTCAAGGAAATAGAGATTTACTTTA